CCGAAGGACGCGCTTCGTGAGCGCTTCCTGCTGACTGTCGGCGACTCGGCTCTCTGCTTCGGCCATGGTTCGTTCCAGGCACCAGACTACCAGATCGCGCGCCCATGCAACATCCTCTGAGGTGATTGTGCGGTCGAAGACGTCAGAAACCGTTCGGATCAAGGCCAGCTTGGCGACGTGCGCCCCCATGCGAACCCACAGGTCAGCCAGCGGGTCGCCGTGCTCGCGAAGGGAGACGATGCGGGCGTCGTTCTCGAGGTCGATCGCCGCGAGCATCTGCTCGGCGTCGGGGTCCATCGGGACCATCCTGGCGTTCGGCCTGGCGCCGGGGAGCGTCGCCAGCTTGCCGTTGTCGACTGCTGCAGCCAGGGCGACCACCCGCTCGACGAGCTCGGCCGGCGGCTCGGCGCGCCCGACCTTCTGGCGCTGCGGCATCTGGTCGTCAGCGAAGAAGATCAGCAGCCGGTTCAGGAAGCCGTCGCTGACGGCGCCACGGTCGAGCGACGAGAACAGCTCCGACGGCACGCCCGTGCCGTAGACGCAGAGGTTCGGCTGCTCGATCTCGACCGGCTTGTGGAGCTGGCGGTTCGCGTAGGCCGGCGACAGGTGCACGCCGTTGCTCGCCGCCCAGAGCTCGAGGAGGTAGCGCTTGATGCCCTTCAGGTGCGCTGGCACCTGGCGCCCGCTCATCGCGTCGAGCAGCTTCGTGAACTCGTCGACGTAGGCGGCGTGACTCGGCGCGTCGATCAGGGCGGCGCGAAGGCCGCTGTCGCTCTTCCACTCGCCGGGGCCGACGAGCGATCCCAGCTTCGCTCGCGTGAGCAGAAGGTGTGGCAGCCGGACGCCGGGGTCCTTGCCGCACGCCGTCTCGCCGATGCCGAGGCAGTAGATGTTCGTGCGCAGGTCGGTCGGCGTGGCGACCTTCCGCCCCAGGATGGCGCCGAGCGTCACCAGCGAGCTCGCGAGGCACATGGCCGGTTGCCGGCGGGTCGAGCTCGACACCATCCAGGCCGCGACCTCGCCGACGAGGCCGGGGCAGTTCATCAGCTCGAGCGGGAACGGCCGCTTCGCCTGAACCTTGCGCGGCTCGACGTCGGGCATCGGGGCCGCCTCGACCGCGACCTGCTCCTCGAGCGAAGGCTCGTAGCCGGCCTGGCGCGCGAGGTGGAACAGCGTGCCGAGGGTGACCTCGTGCCCGTCGATGAAGAACTCGCGCAGGCTGCGCCACTGCTTGCTTTGCACCTGCTCGTCGAACTTCGGCGACGTCCTCGACCACTCACACCACAGGTCGTAGGCCGCGCCGCCGGCACCGGTCGACTTCAGGGCCATGCCGACGCGGATCCAGACGTCGCGCGGGTCGGAGTCGATGTGCTTCAGCGCCGACCGGATGGCATCGACCTGGACATGCGGCAGGATCGCCTCGCGCGCGCTGCCGGCCGGCGACGACTTCGACACCTTGCGCCCGCCGCGGACGATGCGCTCCACCCACTCGGGCATCTGGCCGAGGCCGGTATCGCCGTCGTCCTCGACGTCGAACGGGTCGCCGACGAGCCAGTTGCGGCCAGGGCTCGAGGGCGACGGCACGACGATGTAGCCACCGTCGGCGCGCACGTCGATGCCGCTCTTCTTCTCGACGATGTCGACGCCGTTCGCGACCGGCTCGTCCGGCATGAGGTAGATCAGGTGGCGACCCCCGCGCGGCGTGCAGGCGATCAGTCCGCACCAGTGCGGCCCGTGCTCTTCCTCGAGGCGCGAGAACGCGGCGATGCCGTCCTTGCCCGACCCCATGTCGAGGTCGACGACGCAGAGCCCGGCGGCACCGCAGGCGACGCCGATCTGCGCCTCGGGCCACTTGCGCCACCATGCGACGATCTGCGCATGGTCGACGGTGGCGTCCTTGAACCCGTGCTCGGTGAACGGCTTCTTCGACGGACGGCACGGAAACACCGGCCATCCGCGGTCTGCGTAGCGAAGTGCCGCATCGAGCGGCGAGGTGAAGTCTGACACTGCTGCGCCCCTCCCAGGGCTCTCAGAACGGAAGCTCGTCCATGTTGATCGCCTCGGCGCTGACCGGCGCCTTGGCGACTTCGTCTGTGCCCGCATCGCGATCCAGCGTCACGCCGCGCAGCTCGGGCCACTCGCCGCGCGTGTCGACCACGACCTCGAGCACCTTCCACAGCTCGCCGCACTCGATGCGGACGCGCGCCTCGTCGATGGTCGCAGGCGGCGGCATCCGGCCGCCGCGATCGCGCCACCAGCTGTGCGCCTTGCGCAACGGGAACGAGCCGGCGGGATGCTCGAAGCACACCCACTCACGCACCCGTTCGCCGACGCCGCCGAGGTATTCGACCGCCAGCGTTGGCGGCTTGCCGGGCTTGTTCGACTCGTTGAATCGGACCAGCTGAACGCGCCAGCGCTCGATCGGGTTGCGCGGCGGGAAGAGCCCGGCGACGAGCTCAACGTCCTCTTCCGGCTTGTCCGCGTGCTTCTCGCCGACCTCCTCGGACGGCGGGAACTCGTAGCCGCAGTCGGGGCAGATGCGCGACGCGATGGCGACCAGCGACTCGCACTGCGGACACTCGCGGGCGAGCACTCCGCCGGTGCCCTTGCTCTGGCTCGGCTCGCGCAGCTTGACCGCGTCGATCGGGCCGTGTCGCTTGCAGTTGCCGCCGAAGTCGAGCACGAGGCAGTTGGCCTTGCCCTCGGCCGTGCGCAGGCCGCGTCCGATCATCTGGACGTGCAGCACCGGGGAGCACGTCGGCCGCAGGAGCGCGATCAGGTCGGTCTGCGGCGCGTCGAAGCCGGTCGTCAGCACGTTCACGTTGACGACGCAGCGGATGCGGCCGGCGCGGAAGTCGGCGACGGTCCGGTCGCGCTCGTCCTTCGGCGTCTCGCCGAACACGGTCGCGCAGCCGATGCCGAGGCCGCGCAGTTCCTCGGCCACCATGACCGCGTGATCGATGCTGCAGCAGAAGACGAGCCACGCCTTGCGGTCGGCGCCGCGCGCGACGATCTCGCGGCACGCCTTCGGCACGTTGTCGCCGGCCATGGCCGCCGCGGCCAGCTCGCTCTCGACGTAGTCGCCGGCCCGGATGTGGACGCCGCTCGTGTCGATCGTGGTCGCCGTCGACTTCGCCGTCACCGGCGACAGGTAGCCGTCGAGGATCAGCTTCGCCAGGTCGCAGGTGTAGGCGATGCCGTGGAACAGCCGATCGTCGCCCTTGTCGAGCGATCCCTCGCCGGTGCGGAACGGGGTCGCGGTCAGGCCGATGACCTTGAGTGCTGGGGTCATCGACTGCATCGCGTCGAGGAACTGGCGGTAGCGGCCCATGCTGTCGCGGCCAATGAGGTGCGCCTCGTCGATGAGCACGAGGTCGGCCCATCCGATCTTCTCGGCCTTGTCGTAGACCGACTGGATGCCGGCGAACAGAACGCGCGCATCGTGCTCGCGGCGCTTCAGCCCGGCCGAGTAGATGCCTGCCGGCGCACCGGGCCAGCACCGGAGCAACTGCTTGTGGTTCTGCTCGATCAGCTCGCGAACGTGCGTCAGGACGAGAATGCGCTCGTCGGGGAACGACGACAGCACGCGGTGCACGAACGCCGCGATGATGAGCGACTTGCCGCCGCCGGTCGGGACCACGACCAGCGGGTTTCCACGCTCGCGCTCGAACCAGTCGTAGATGCCTTGGACGGCTTCTTCCTGGTAGGGGCGGAGCTGCAGTGCGAGCGGGGTGGTCACGTGAACCTCGTCCCATTGCGCAGGTAGGTTTCCACCTGGACCTCGCACCTCTGAATAGGATCGCCAACGCAGAAGTTGGCGATGAACCCGGTGAATACGTTGCCCACTCGCATGTATGCGAAAAGCTGCGCTCTGTGCTCGTCGGTGATGGACTTGACAGCCTTGCACTCAATGACGACGCCAGAGACCTTGATTTGGTCCTCGACGTCGCTATCCGTGACCATGGGAAGCACGATGTCTGCGCGGCAAGTCCCGAAGTAGTCAGACCCAGCGCTAACAGGATAGACCAGCTCTGTCTGCCATCTTGAACCAGGTGGATTCCATCCGCTGGCGTTCAAGTGCACCGCCATCGCCATCTGGTAAACGGACTCGGTGAAACCTGATCCGAGGCGAGCCGCAGCCTTTGAAGCGTCCAGGACTTGGTTGTATGCCCCAAGCAAAGGCTCGGGCATGGCGGGCCATGCAGCATCGATGATTGGCCTACTCTTGCGAAGACCTGAGTTGAACTTGAACGATGTCATTGACCATCCTCCACCACCTCGCCGCCCGCGGCTTGGTAGGTGATGCGTCGCCCCTCGATGCTCACGACCTGGTGCCCGACGATCGCCGGGATGCTCAGGTGGTCGCCGCACCCGGCGCGCTGCGCGTCAGGCTGCAGCGTGGCACCGTTCATCAGGTCGCACGTCCAGCTGCCGTCCGCTTCGGGCGACGACGAGACGCACGTCCTGCAGTTCTTCGCCGGCAGCCCGCCCTTCCAGCACTGGTTCCAGAATCGGCACGGCCACTGCGTGCCGTCCTTCGACGTCAGCATGCACGGGGCGAACGCGCTGTCGAGCTTGCGCGCGGGCGGGTCCTCCATCGCGACGATTCGCCCCCCGCGGTCGATCGCGGCCTGCGCTTCCTTCGCGCTGTAGGGCACGCGCTCGGCGTGGATCTCGTCGTTGTCCTTGCACACGGACAGATAGAGCGCCCACTGCAGGCTGAGGCCGTGCATGTAGACCTGCATCTGCACGTAGTGCTCGGGCTTCGCGCGCTTCACGCCCTGCTCGACCAGCTTCGCGAACTGCTTCCCGTTGCTGGTCTTGATCTCGCCGAGGTGCGGAACGTCCGGCGCCTCGGGCACGCCGAGGAGGATCGCGTCGCACGACCCGCCGACGTGTCCCCACTGCACTCGCTTCTGCGTCTCGACGACGCGGACGCCTATGCGCTGCAGGTCCTCCAGCACCCACAGCTCTTCGCGCTTGCCGCGCTCGAGCAGCCGCAGGGTCTGGCCCTTCTTCTGCTCGGCGACAGCCCAGCGGAACGACAGCCAGAGGAAGCGGTCGCACTCGTGGCCGAGCACGGACGCGCCGAGGTGGTCGCGGCGCCAGTCGTCGTCCGAGCACGCCGGAGCGTCAGCCGCGCGCCGCGCATAGGCGGCGTGCAGCTGGTCCCCGACGATGGACAGCATCGGCCCGATGAAGCGAGAGGGGGGCATGGCGTTGCCTCAGCGCTTCGCCCAGGGACGAGCGGCCTGAGGAGACGGCGCGCTTGCCGGCTTCGTGCCACTGGCCGGGGCCGGCGCACCGTCCGCGGCGTCGAGCGCGCGGAAGCCCTTGACCTCGTTGCGCGCGTCGTAGGTGCCGTCGGCAGGGCGCACCGCCAGCTTGACCTGCAGCTCGCCGCCGAGCATGGCGTCGACCGACGTCGCGCCGTGCTTCCCGATCGAGTCGAGGATGGTGACGATCTGGCCCTGCGCGATCTCGCGGGTCTGCTTGTTCTCGTGCTGGTGGCAGAGGTTGGCGAAGACCTTACGGTTGACGTAGGCCGGCTCGCGCTGGTCGATGCACTCGAAGGTGATCTTCAGCATCTGCCCGACGTTGGCGCTCTTGCCCTCGACGATGTCGGCCTGCGTGATGCGCATCGCATACCAGCCCGGCTTCATGGGCTCGAACGAGGGGCGGGCGGCGGCGGTGTTGGCGGTGTCGAATCCGAAAGTGCTCATGGTTCTGTCTCTTCTGGTTGGGGTTGGGGGTTGTGGGTTCAGGCGGAAACGGGCTTGCCGACGAGCGGCAGGAACTTGGCGACTTCGTTCCAGTCGAGGGGCAGCTTGTCGGGCATGCGGTAGCGGTTCTTCGCGCGCCACGCCGCGTGCTCGGTGGTGTGCAGGGCGCGCGTGCCGTCGCTGATGCCGCGGCGCCGCTCGCTGCCCTTCGGGCCGCTGGTGACCGACGAGACCTTGTAGTTCGCGAAGAGCACGGCGTCGGCCCAGTCGCAGACCAGCGCCTCGGCCGTCTTGTGCAGCCGCATCTGGTAGCGGTCGAACGGGTCCGTCTCCGGCGGCTCGACGCGGGCCACGGTGCTGTGCGCGGTCAGGATGATCGTCATGCCGCGCGCGCGCATCGCTTCGCAGCCGTCGAGGAAGTTGCGCCACTCCATCGCGGCGGCCGTGTAGCCCTTGCCGTAGCCGTAGGCTTCGATCGACTCCTTCCCGTCGCGCTTGCAGACGAAGTCCCAGAGCAGGGGCTCGAGCTTGTCGAGCGAGTCGAGCACGAACGTCTGGAAGTCGTGCTGTTCGTTGACGAGCGACGCGATGCAGTCAAGCACGTCGCCGTAGCTGGCCGGCTTCGGGAAGGCGGGCACGTTGAGCGGCGCGCCCTCGTAGTCGGTGAGGTCGCCGGCCCCGTCCTCGACGGGGACGAAGATCGGCGACGGCGCCATGGCGGCGAAGGTGCTCTTGCCGATGCCGGGGACGCCGTAGGTGACGAGGCGCGGCGGTCCGCTGACGCTGCGCTTGATGTCTGCGAGTGAGATAGCCATTGGTTCGGTTCCTTTCGTTCTGGGTTGGTTGGTTCGGTTACTGGTGTGCGATCAGGTAGTTGACGTGCGCGTCCCACGCGAAGGCCGCCATGGCCGCGAGCACGGCGATGACGAGCCAGACGCGAGACGCGCGGGACGTGGCGAGGCCGGGGGCGTTACGCATGGCGCAGGGCCTCCTCGGCGGCGTTGAACACTTCGTAGGCCGCGAAGATCCGATCCTGCTCTCCATCGACGACGCCTGCGAGCGACGCGTCCGCCGCCTTCCACGCATCGACGACGCGCCGCAGCTCGCGCAGCTCGGCCTCAGCCGCCTCCGCGCGATCTCGCTCTTGGTCGCGCGACTCCTCCAGCATGTCGGCCCGCGCCGACGTGAGGGCTTGCAGTTCGCGCAGTTGCGCGATGATCGTGGCCGAGGGGTTCATCGGCGCACCTCCCGCTGGTGCACCTCGACCACGCGCAGGCTCGGCAGCCCCTTGCAGTCTCCGCAGCCGCAACGGTCGCTCCACCCGATCAGCAGCACGACCGTCAGGCCGTTGGCGAAGTCGACGCGCAGTGCCGGAGCCGCCGCCTTGCGACGCATCTCGGCCCACTCGGGCGCTTCCATCTCGGTGCCGTTCGGGATCAGCCACGTCGCGTTCTGGAACAGCTCGTCAGCCGGCACGGGCTCGCCAAGCTGGAAAAGGTGGTCGGCGATCACGTCGCCGACCTCGGTATCCCAAAGGCAGTCGAGCGTGCGCACCCACACGAGCGACGACAGCAGGCCGGGGGATGTGGCGTTCACGCGCGCCTCCCGGCCTCGGCGGCCTGCTTGCGGTCGGCGTCGGTCAGCTCGGCGACCAGCAGCTTGCCGGCCATCGCGCTGGCTTGGTCGGCGAAGTAGGTGCACGACGCCAACAGGTAGTCGAGGTGGTCGCGGTCTGGCGCCGGCATGCCCATGCCGTGCACGGCGAGGTTGAGGCGCGCGAGGTTCGTGGCGATCTCGGCGATCTCCTTGCGGAAGATGGAGCGGTTCATCAGACGTTCCTCAGGTAGTGCGCCTCGAAAGCGGCCTCGTTGCTCTGGCGCGTGATGTCGTCCTCGAGCTGGTCGCGGTCGTGGCCCGACAGCTCGGCCAGCCGCGTCTCGGCGATCTCCTGCGCGCGGGCGTGCGTCGCCGGATCTCCCCACTGCGCGACGAAGTCCTCGACGCCATCGACGCAGGCCTCGTCGACCACAATCGTGCCGTCGAGGTCCCAGGCGCGCAGATCGACGCAGATCGCCAGCCCGGCGACGCTGCTGTGCGTGATGTGGTCGCACCCCCACACTTGGTCGATTGCGCGGCGCTCCGGCGAGTTGGGCGCGAACTGCGCGAGGTCGATCGTCCCCAGGGTGCGGCGCACTTCGGGGCGGTCCCAGCGCAGCATGTGCTGGCGGCTCGACGCCATCGCGATCGCGAGGGCTTCAGCCTGTTCGGTCGAGAGTTGCGCCGAGGTGGGCGCGGTGGCTACGGTGTCCATCGGTTCGAGGTCCTTGGTATCGAGGGTCGCGGATCTGGCCTCGGTCGCTGCTCCGCCCTGGTAAGTTGGGCAGCGGCCGGGGTTGTTTCTGACGCAGTTATCGGCAGAACTGCGCGCAGAATCAAGCGCCATGGATAGAATCTTTCGGCAGTCCTGCCTATCCTCGGCCGGGCCATGTCCGAGACACTCGACGAACTGCTGCTGGCGAAGAAGGTTGCCGGCGACTACCGCGACTTCGCCGACACCGTCGGCATCAGCGTGCGCGCGCTGCTCGACCTGCGGACCGGGAAGGTCGACCGCCCCCGGCGCGCCACCGTTCTGGCTCTCGCCGCTGCGCTGAAGGTCGCGCCCACCCGCGTCGAGGCAGCCATCGCCGCCAGCCGCACCGCGGCGAGGGACTGACCCATGGAGCGCTGGGACATCGCGGCGAACTTCGTCGGGCCCCGCCTGTTCCGCTGGGGCGCGAAGGTCCGCGTGATCCTGTGGACCGGCGGCGACCCCAGCCGGCTGCGCGTCGAGGGCCTGAACTTCCACGGCCGCCGCGTCGACGCGTGGGTCAGCATCGGCCACCTGCGCAGCTTCCGCCCCGTGATGGTGCGCGACACAGGCGGGCGCGAGACCAAGGCCGAGGCCATCGCGGAGGCAGCCGGGTTCGAGCGCATGCGCGAGATGTGGGGCGCCAAGTGCCCGCTGCTCACCCGGGCGGAGCACGAGCGGATCCTGCGGGCCAGCCGCACCGCCGCGAACTGACACGCAGAACGCGCACGGGCAGATCGTGCAGGCGTCCGGCGCCAGGCACTCGGCCGGTGCGCGCAGGCAGTGCGGGCAGATGGTCACAGGTAGAGCCTCGTCGGCATCCCGTCGGCGTCCCGCTCGATCGCGACCGGCGACTCGAAGAGCCCCGCCAGCGACACCCGCACGCACGCCGCGCCCTTCGCCGGCACGACCGACTCTAC